GTTTCGCTCATTCCCTTATAGCCCTTCATGAACTCGCTGATCGTCTTTGCAACATCATCAATCATTGCCATATTAAGCTTTAGTAGCTTTTCTGCACTAGTGTCTACACCAAGTGCCTGTAGCCATGATTCGTCTAGTGCGTTTTCGCTATCAATTAGAACTACGTAAATGCCCTGTTCTTGGGCATGTCGTACAATATTTCCGGAACAAATATATGATTTGCCGGCTCCTGATTCACCAGCAAATACGGTTACTTTTCCAAGAGGAATTCCCTTGTCAAATTCGCTGCTGATGCGGTAGTTAAGTGCATAGTTTCCTGTGCTGATCCAATCAGTGGGATCATTAAATCCAATGCTGAGACCATCGATGGCCTTAGTAATGTCTTTACGGAACTTGCTGAGGTCGAAAGGTTTAGTTGTCAAGTATATATCCTATCTTACAATCTGTTTCATCTTATCATTAACTGATAATTTTTCGAGTAATTCGGGACTATTCACTGCGATTTGGTCTAATTCATAGTCATTCGGAAAATGTCTTAGTACGCTCCGCGCCCGGTCTCTTACTATACTCGGAACTCTTGGAGTTTTGCCTGGATCACACAGTTCCTCCAACAGTTTTTTACCTTGCTTTATTGCACGGTATCTATCATCTGAATTGGTCATGGTATTCTCCTTAGCCAGAATTTTGGGGAGGATTTCTCCTCCCCAAACCTAATTAGGCCTTATTCTGTCTTTCGCGGATCATCTTTAGAATGTCCTGTGCCTTATCGCTCGTTGGTGCAGTAGGAACAACGATTGGTTGATCTACTTCGAAAGGAGGCTCATCGATTGGCGCAGATGCTACCGTAGTCGGTGCACTAGGTGCAGCAGAAGCAGTTTGTGCTTGTGCGGTGCTGGACGGAGCTTCAATGCCATACGGACGATAATATGCGCCCCACTTATCAGTGTCATACGGGCGTCCATCAACTGATGCTTCAAACATCTCCTTAATGACCCGAAGTTCGGCTTCGCTTGGCTTCTTTGGCAAGAAGTCAGCGAGATTGTACAACCCAAACGAATCAATCGCTGCTTGCTCGGCTTCCGTAAGCGGTGACTCCTTACGAGACCAAGTGGAAGTTGAATAGTCTGCATAACCGCCCTTAGAAGTCTTCTTGATGTTGAAGTCAAGACCGTGAACGTAGTCGGTTGGCAATTCATCAAGTTCCGGATCCATCAAAGATGCCTTGATAATAGTCTGAATTTGCGGGGAGATGATGAAGCGACGAATTGGGTTCGCTGGAGTTTGATCATCACCTAGTGGATTTTGGCGAACAAAGCCTTGATAAAGATATGAACGCTTCTTCCAATACTTGTTAGCAAGGTCCTTAAGAGTGTCGTCTTTGTACCACGGACGAACTTCTGCGAGAACCGGGCAATTATCGCCATACATCTCGACGCAAGGAACTTGTACAGTAACTTGCTTCATGTTGGAATCACCCTTAACGCCATTGAACGGAAGCTTGATAACTTGACGTTCTACCCAAAAGAATTCGTTAGTAGGATTGCCGTCTGGCAACAGACGAATAGAAGCAGTTGCTCCTTCGTCAATATTCCAGAAAGGATAGATTGCGTTATCTGATTGAGTGCCAGAAGCCTTGGTCTGACTGCGATTTTCTTGTGCCGTTAACCGCGCACGGATTTCTGCTAGACTAGCCATTTTTATTTTCTCCTTTTAAATGTGCCTAAGTTGAGCCTGAGTATGTTTTAATGTCGTTGTTTGGAGACAACTAACATATGATGAAATATAACGTATACTTCATCAGATGTCAATGTATTTACCCCAGTAATGGGTAAGTAATATAATAGTTTATTGCGTTATAGTCTAAAACGGGCAATGTCCATAATACGCTGTAATTCTTCTGGGAATTCAGTCGATTCATTTGCGCCTACTAGTTTGCCAATATTATTATTCTTGACCTTTTCTGTAGGTCCAAGTTGTCCGGCGCGCTTTTGATTTGCATCTAAGTCTTCTTCAACCGTTTCATCTACTTTGGACACGTAGTGGATTTCGTAGTTGCCCTCGTTATCTGGATGATCAAAAAACTTGTCTTGTGCCGCTTGATTTTTAAACTTCTTGTTAAAGGACTTAGACTTTGCACCATAAACTCCAGAAACCTTTCTAGGTTCGTGATCTGCTAGATCCTTTTCGTAAGCAGTTTCTTTTACTTCTTCTGGATTGTCCTTAACTCTACGAAGTTTTGGTCCGCCCAATTCTGCGTCCTTCTTTGCATCGTCATACTTCTTCTTACGAAGGTAAGCAGGCGTATCAAGGTCCTTACCCATCCAAGGTTCTAAAGCTTCTTCTACTTCTTCATTACTGAATGGCTTTTTACCTTTAGCGATTTTGTCAAATCTTTGTGCCGCACGGGCCGCAGACTTACCTAAATTAATGTCCTTAGGATCAGTCGCAGAATCACCTTCTATTTCTCCGTGTAACATTAAATTAGCAAGAGTTTTATTGTCTTTAGACTTTTCACCAGCTTGATATCTCTTGAATCCTGGTATCTTTCTTAACATCTTTTCAGTACCAGTAGCTTCTTCAATATCATCCAAATCCTCTACATTTTTGAGATCCGGATTGGTTGATTTTAATCCTTGACGCTGTTGGGTCTTGAAATCTTTCATTTCGTCTTTCTTGTACGGATCAGAAACTTCTTCCAGATGCTCGTTAGCGATTCCATCAGCCCACTCTGCTAGTTCGTTGACTTCGCTCATTTCATTTACCTTCTTCTGAAGGCGAGCAAGGATAGGCATTACTGATTCGATGCGAGGGTCAGTAGTTTCTTGTACGAAAAGTTCATTTATAGAAGACGAATCGTTTTCGTTTTCCATAAGAGTAGGAGTCCATGATTCGAAATATGCAGTGTATCCGCGATGACCAGTCATTTTGTTTAGGTTTTCGCGCAACTTATTATAATGATTTAAGCCCTCATTAACTAAAGCTTGTGCTGATTCGTTAAATTGCTTATTACGGGTAGCTCTCACAAAGCCTGCCATCTTGTTGTATTCTTCGCATAGTCCCTTGATGTGGTTCCAGCGCTCATCATTAGGCAGACCACCTTCAGCAATATGACGTGCATACACTCGTGCGACACCTGGCTTGTTTGTAGGTGCTAAGAATCTTTCGCCATCGACGTTTTCTAGATAGATGCGAGCGACGTTGCGATAGCGCTGTTCACCTTCTTCGATATTGCGATTGTGCTGTAGGATGATCTTTACGTTTGGTACTGCGTCATTGTAGCTGGCCTTCTTACCCATCGGGTAGTAGCCTTCTGAAACTTTTTCTTTCATCTTGTAATATTCCCGTTGTCTCATGTCGTCGCCCAAGCGATCTTTGTTTGATAATTCGAAGCTAAGCTGTCTACGTTGTGCCCATGTCTTAAGGTTCTTTAAGAACCCTGTCCAGGTATCATCGTATTCGACTCCCGGTGTTATATTATTGGGACTATCTTGTTGTTCACTATCATAATACACAATGACATTTTGTACATCATCGATACTTACCCAAGCTTTACCATACTCTTTGTCATCCTTGACAAACGTAAATTCCATAACATCTGCACTTTGCGATGCAGGAACACGTTGGTTTTTTGAATCGAGCGGTACAGGTTTATACCCTCTCACTTTAAGTAAGTCGTACAAATCGCGGTTAAAGGATTCTGAATCTGTGGCCATAATGATATTTATGCCAACTTAGCCAAAGATTGCAAAGAATGGAAGCGGAGCAACAAACTCGTCATGGTCACGAATTTGAGATTCCAGATCACCATGAAAATCCGCTAGTTGTTGCATCATTCTAACTGCTAACAGGGATGACATAACTAAATCATCGGTATCGCCGATCTTAGCAGCATAACTGCCCCCGTTTGCGACAAAAGCCTTAAGTTCGCTGATCAGCGATCGGCTATATATTGTCATCTTTTTTGATTCTAACAGTGTCTTGAATTTTGCACACGCTGCTAATTTGGGCTTTTGGCTAGTGTTGAATCCTTTACGTTTCTTACCTGGTTCACTGATAAACGTACCCTGAATGTTGGCTTCTCCGTATTCTGCCAGTGAGATCAATGACGCTTCACCAATAGAGTTATTTTCCACAGAATAATAAATGTTGTTGGGCTCACCAGTGCATTCAGCTATGTATTTGGTGATCTGTGCCATTAGCTTAATCTGACTGGGAATATCAGTTTTGTTATGCTTCCACTCACCTATTTGAGTAGTCGTACTGGCTTCAAATATTTGCATAGCAGCCGGATCTCCACCAGTACCCAATGAGGGGTCCAATGCAACTACATACAACTTTCCCTTTTCTGGTGTCTTATACCAGCGAACTTGTCCCATTCTAGTTATAGGTTCTATGCCATCTAACATCAACAGTGTATTTGGATTTATTAAGGTTTCATCCGCAATGATGAAGTTACAATCTATTTCTCGACCAAAACGATCATCACCTAACTGGGCGCGGATCTCGTTTGCCCATTTCTCATCTCTTCCTGGCTGCTCTTTCCAATAAGCTCGATATGCTCTGAATCCGTTTACACCTAACTCAGTCGTATTACCGAACTCATCTTCCGTTTTATTTGCACCCTTCCAAATCAACGCGAATTGGTCTTCGTCTGAGTTTGGCGTTGACGTGATGATTGCCTTACCACCAGTTGCTAGCGTAGGAGTAATGGATGTCCAAAATTCTTTAGCAATGCTAGGTCTAACGAACGCAAATTCGTCAAGATATAGCAGCGTGATAGACATACCACGACCGGTGTTTTCAGTAGTAGTGGCGGATACAATACGAGAACCGTTTTCAAAATCTAAAGAGCCCTTATTGTATGTAGTGACTCCTGCCTTTATGTGATCTGGACAGTTTTCATACGCATACCTTATTCTCTGCATGATTTCTTGTGCACCAGTATATTTGTGTGCTGCAATAAGAATCGTAGAGTCAGGAACGAACATTGCATACCAAAGTAGGTAACCAGCAGCGGATGTTGACTTACCTGACTGTCTAGGCATTAGCGATATAGAGAATCTATACTTGTGGTATGTTTCTATCAATCTTTCTTGATAAGGCCACGGGTGATATAACATACTACCTTTAGTAGGATGTTGAATGTAGAAAAAGTTATCCATAAAGTATAGATATCCGGTTTCAGGATCACAACACTTCATGAAGTCCTCAAGTTCTTTTTTATTCTTGAAGACCGTCTTCTTATATGGATCTTTTATTAGTGTTGGTTGATTGCTCATGATATTATTTAGTATAATATACTACTTTTTTGAGAAGGGATCCTCACCAGTAAGATGTGGTTTAGCAAACATTACTTTAAACCATTCCGGAGCTCCGGGCCTAATATTGTTGTCCCGGATATATTGATGCTTTTTGGTGTTTAGGGCAGGGTCTACTGGTTCTACTTCACCATTTACCCTGCCGTTTCCACTGAGACGTTTTAGTTCTTCAATCGTCGTTTCTTTTTCCGGCGGCAATTGATAGTTGCGCATAGTCTGATATGCATTTTGTAGTTTTGCTTGTTTAAATGCATCAAACATGTTAACTTACCTTTATAACAGCAAAATTGATTACCAATGTATCTGCGGCATTAGAGCCCGAGCCTGTACCATCACAGTTATCAATTACTATTACAAAACTACCTGCGGCATTTACAGAATTGACACTGACTGAATAATTTACAGATGCACCGCTAGCGATGTTTACAATGACCATATCTTTTGCACTAGTAATATATGAATTATTAACAGTAAAAGCTGCTGTCGTGCCCTTGTTTATAGTAGTGTTTGCGGTTGTAATTTGGCCGGTGCGTCCATTATTCAGATCCTGTGTTTACATGAGGGGCTCCCAATTCCGTTATCGAGAACGGTGCAGCGGTGCCATTAACATTAATATAGGCAATATAATTGCCTTGTCCTACCAGGAAGCTGCGCTCTACTGTATTTGCAGGAATTACTTCACATGCAGTAACATTTGCGGTGACACTAGAATTACCTACGTTCACCGCAATTGCCGATGAAGTAGTAGCAATTCTCACTTTGTCTGTTAATATGGGACCAACTCTTGCGGTTGAACCCGACGGTGTTTGAATATATGATGCCATTGATATCTAACCCTTTAATGTATTTATCATGGCTTGTAGAAAATTCATTTCCTACATTACTTGATATCCAGAGGTCTAGCTTTAGTAGCTACTATGCAGAAGTACTTTTCTTTAACAGTTTTAGTTTTAGTAGGATCTTCCGCATCTGGTACATTCAAGTCAAACTCTAGATTATTAAACTGATCAATGTTGAATCCACATCTAATCAGAAGGGCACCCAATTGGTTAGAACCTAAAATGCTATAGTGATTGAGATTAAACTCATGCTGACGCTCGCAGTCAGGTGCAGGAACTTCGATATAAATCTTTGATCCTTGCTTCAAAACTCTATTGTACTCCATAAGAGAGAAAATAGGATAGGGTGAATGTTCCAATGCATGGCGCAAGAAAATAAAGTCTACTGATTCATCATAGTAACCGTCAGTTTGAGGCAGAAATGATAAATCATACTTCTTGATCGTATGACCCTTATTTTCACAAACTTGGATATCTCCAGGACTTAGTGTCACTCCGACCAGATTAGTATAGTTGCGTTCCTTCATTTCATCTAGAAAATATCCGGTGCCGCATCCCAAATCTAAGATGTGTGCATCCTTAGGCAGGTTAAGCGGATCGATGTACGTTTCCACAACTTGTTTAGTAAGTTGAGCGTGAAATTGGCTTTCACCTTCATCATAGATATGAGCATGGTATAGCCAATCGTTATAAAAACGTAGCTTAACTAGGTCTAGAGTTTGATTGATGTCTGCTGATGTTGTCATGAAATTACTTATTCATGAAAACAACTCAGTTATTTTTTCTTATAGCCCTTAAATGCTTTAATTGGGCTATTCTTTTGAGTGTTAGATAGCTCTGTACTACGATTATCACTCAGTTTCTTTACTCTGCCCGCACCAACTGTTTTAGCAGCAACATTGATTATTTCTAGTTCAACATCAGTGTAGGTAGAAAGTAGAGGGTCGCCTGCCATCGGACCAACCGGCGGAGTTGGATAATCCGGAGCTCCGGCCATCGCAATACCAAAACGCCAAGCCAGATAAGGATTACCGTTTGACTTATTGATGCTTATATCCGGCATGCTGATCGCGCCCTTGATAGCATCCATTTGACCATCAGCAAATGCCTTAGGGTTTGCAGGTGTGTCAGATTCAGTAATAAATTCGTGCGCTCTCATCTCTTGTATCCTTTAAATGCCTTCAATGGACTGCTTTTATCAACATCCTTAGTTTCAATACTAGTAGGGCTGCTAATCATCTTTTTGCCTCGCAGTCCCATTTGTTTTAGTGCGTCATCAATGTATGGTCCAGCATCATGACCATAACTAACTACTATCTCACCCTCGCCGAAAGGACTTTCACGAGTCATGCTGCTTACTCCGTCATCCCTGCGGGCAGAAGCACCTTTGGCTCCAGCAATAGCTACACCAAATCTATACTGTAGATAGGGATCCTGATTAGGTAATCCTGGTATAGTATACGTTGCAGGTAAAGCATCAAATTGGTCTGGTAAAAGTTTAGTTTCCGGTGGTGTAGGAGAGCCTGGTTGTTCCGGAAGTAACGGCTGTGCGCTTTCTACTATAAACTCCCAAGCTCTCATTACGGTTGCTCTGTGGTGATGTCTACTACTGTTTCAGTAGCCAGAGACGAATTTAAGGAGTTTTCTGTGGAGATATATGCACCCGGAACATTTGGACCAACCCACATAATTTGAGAAGAAATGAAGTGTGTTAAGTCCGCTGACAGTAGAGGATTGGACAGTATTTGTACATTTCCGCTACCCGAATCAACAATCATGTCATAGAGTGATACGCTGTTTCCAAAAAAGGTCGATCCATATCCAGTAAATTTTACTGCATTACCGCCATCGTTAACTTGTGCATATAGCTGAATTGTCTGGCTGTCTGGTGTTCCGTCATTGTATGACTTGATGTAGAATTGTCCCTCAGTAAACGTAGAGACCGGTGTCTCAAATATTACTTGTCCTGGAACATTACCGGATGTATATGATATAGTTGAATTTACAAAGGTCTGAAACAGAGTTGAGAAATTATTGTTGATCTTACTGAATGCAACACGTAACGGATCACCTTGTTGGTCATTAGGTGCTGCGCCAATATTAATAATTTCTTGACTGTATTGAGGTGTCGTACTCATAGAGACCTTCCGTTGTTATTAAGTATTTATCTAACGGAAGTTACAATTCTACTTACTTGATAGCAGATTGATATATCTTTTTTTGTTCGTCATACCAGCTATTCCAAGCCTTGTTTTGGTTTTTACAGATATGATACTTGACATAATTTTCAGTTACCACTTTTAAAAGATCACTAAGTTTAGCGTTTTCCGCTAACAATGATAGTTCTTCGCAATCTTTAGAAAGCGCAGGTGGCCTATCTGGAAATTTAGGTGCAGCAACTACGGTTGCACATCCAGTTAACATTACTGCGAGCAATGTTATTATTAGTGGTTTCATTGCGGTGCTCCAGAAGATGGTGCTTCGGTCGCCTCAGCATTGATAGTTGCTGCTATATTGTGTGCTTTAATTACCTCTTGCGGAATTACACATGCATTATCATACTTCACAACTTCTCTGTCGATATATTTAATGATATCATCACCCTTTTCGTGAATGATCTTTTCGGCGGCGTCCACTTTATTTTGAATTTGAGTGTTTGTGCTGGCGCTTTTTTCAGCAGCCACTGCAATCTTAGTTTCTACTTTTGCTGTACGTAAATCTAAGTCTTTTTTGTATGACAGTCCACCTTCGTAGTACAAACCAAAACACACTAGAACGTATCCTAAAACACGAATTGGAATAGTATATTGCTTTACAAAAGGTATAGGTCCGAGAAAATAGGAAACCAAAAGGGCAAGGCCTCCTGCTAACAAGAGCAGGTGAATCAAAAGACCCGGAAAAAAAGAAAGCAACCAAAGCATAACAACTTTATTTATACTTTGTTGAATAAATTACATACTGTAAAAAGTAATTACCGTATTAGCAATATATTCAATTTCATTGTCCGTAAGCTCGGGATATATAGGTAAACTTAATACACCTCTAGTAAGCATCACGCCGGTACTAATGAAATCTGGCTTGACTAAGTTCTTTGCAATAGGAAGTTCACTTAGAGCATAAGGATAATGAACTTTCGTTTCTATACCATTTGTATTAAGGTAAGCTGCTAATTCATTCCGACGGTCGGTTTCAATAACAAATTTTTGATCCATATGAAACATGAAGTCTCTACTTAGACAGCGCAGGGGCAAATCCTTAAATGCATTCAAGTAATATTGTCTAATTTTCTTTCGACGGATTTGCCATCCGTCTATATATTTGGATCTGACTAATAGGTGCGAGCAATCTATTTCGCTCATCTTACTATTAGTACCTGCGCATTCATGTCTCTTTCCGCCATTAGACACATAATCTTTAGCAAACTTATAAATTTCTATGTCATTAGTGACGATGGCACCACCATTACCAGAGGCATTTAGATTTTTAGTAGGATCAAAACTAATTGCCATAGCGATACCTATGTTACTAGGATCTGCTAACCAATGCTGGGCGCCATCTACTATTATATGAGTATCTGCAACTTGCTCAAATTTAGCTAAGCTTCTACTGCCGGCGGCGCCGTATAATCCTACGTAACAAGTATGTATGTTGTGCGGGAATTCTGTTATCAATCCGTTTTTATCAACATCGACTAATTCCACATTCCATCCTGCAGTCAAAAAAGCGTTGAGAGTTGCAGGATATGTCAGATTAGGAATGCGAATAGTATCTGATACTGGATAGTGATATTCTTTTTCTACATTCAATTCGGCTCGGGCAATAATCTCTAGTGCTTGTGTTCCGGAATGAGTTACCAACGCGAATTCGGCACAGCATCGGTCCCGCAACCAAGCTTCAAACATTTCAGTTTGCGGCCCGGAAACAAGGATTCCTTCCTTAAGGGCATCGTGAGTTGCTGATGCTAACTCATCCTTAAGATTGTTGTACTGTCTTGCTAGACCAGTAAAGGGAACTTGTAAGATACTCATAGTATCGTTGGAATCCTTCTTCGATATCTATTTTTGGATTAAAACCAAAATCTCTTTGCGCCGCAAAGGTGTTGAGAGACCCTCTACTAGGATAATTTTGATTTTTGGGATTGATGACAATATTGCCTTTACCTGCAATTTTTATAGCTAACTCAGCAGCTTCCAGTAGACTACGGCTTTGGCTTCGTGTTATATTGTAAGTTTTATTAGCAGTGTTTTCACTTAATGCTGCTCCCACTATGCCGGCGGCAGCATCTTCTACATAAGTAAAATCCAAATGTTCTTTTGAGCCGTTAACATTTAAAGTCTCACCCCTGATGGCAGCTAACATGAACTTAGCAACCACTCTATCTTCAACGTCACGAGGGCCATATACTGCACTAGGGCGAACAATCGTGTGATCAAAGTACCCGTGTGCAGTGCAATCTTGTACTATTTTTTCCCCTGCGTGTTTTAGAATACCGTATTGACCTTGCGGGTTACATAGCGCTGTTTCTGGTACATTTTCAACAAAATCTCCATATACCATACTGCTGCTGACGTTTACGAATCGGGTTACTTTATGCTCTCGACTAAGTTCGCACAGATTCACTAATCCTTCTATCATCGTTCTTGCACCCATAATAGGATCAGCGCTTACCGTCTTTTGTCTAGGAAAGCTGGCTAAGTGAATTACTATGGTGGGACAATGTGTTTGAAAAACCTTATTAAGTACTTTAGATTCTATATCTAAACGATAGTTTGCATTAGTTTTTATAAACTGACTGCGTTCTTTCTGAAGTGAGAACAGTTCTTTCCATGGAATGCTATCATAATTTGTACAGTTATCAACTATGACAACTGAATGACCCAGATGTTCTAACTGTTGAACAACGTTATGGCCTATAAAACCATATCCGCCAGTTACTAAGACTTTCAACTATTCTTCCTCAACCTTATCCCAATGAAGCGGGCCAATTGCGCTACCGACGTAAACTTCATCAGTTTCCATGTCTATTAGCAACCACTTCTCTGGACACTTTGTCTTTACGTGCAAAGTGACTGGCTTGTCCAATTCTGGCACTTCACTGCCGTCTTTAAGTTTTCTCGTCTTCATTATCTTCGACTCCGCAGGCATCTAATTCTTCCCCGTAATTGTACCAACGTTGTTCATCGTAATTCCAATGCCGATTATCGTAGATTTGGAAGGCAATACGGTGGCCCACAAGTCCCAATTCTAAAGTAATACCAGCATGATCTTCTCTAGATGTGATTCTAAAATCAACCGCTAGGATACTATCGTCTCTCATACCTTGAATCTCCCAACATTTATGTTCGGAGATTTTGCCGTGCTTCTCGTAGACAGAAGCAAAGTAGTCTGAATTCCAAAATGGATTAGTGATGCTAAATGTCAAGTTAATCATTCGAATTTAAGCTTCCAAAAAGTTAAAAGTTCAGGGGTAAAAATTCCATATATTCTATGTATTGTTAGGTCTCGCTGCGCGTCCCGTAATTGCTCATGATTTATCGCAATTCTATTACGGTCTAAGAAATCTGATTTATCTTGCGGCAAACACCACTGCAACGACGCCGGAAGTTCATAGGCAGTAGAATAATACTCATATATGAGATACTTATAATTCGTTTTCATACAGCCATAACGGCCTTTATGGTACTGTGGCTGATGTAGTCATCTAACACTATATCATCCATTGTAAATTTGTCAATATCTTTTACATCTGGATTCAGATAAAGAATGGGAGAAGCATACGGTTCTCTTAACAACTGCTCCTTAACTTGTTCCACATGATTTTGATAGATATGAGTATCACCAGTAGAGATTATCAACTCTCCTACTTCCAGATCACATACATGCGCAATCATGCTAGTTAGTAGAGCGTAACTTGCGATGTTAAAGGGAAGGCCTAAAAAGACATCCACACTCCTTTGGTACATATGACAGCTTAGCTTTCTGCCCGTACTGACATAGTACTGGCTCATAACGTGACACGGAGGAAGTGCCATTTGATCTAATTCACCTACGTTCCACGCCGATAGGATGTGGCGACGACCATTGGGGTCTTTCTTGATGCCTTCGATTAGATTCTTTATTTGGTCAACTTCTGCAATTGGACCACTTGAGACATGCAAGTCTCCGTGTTCGTAGATGTAATCCGGCGGTGTTCTCCAGTGCCGCCACTGGACTCCGTATACTCGTCCAAGGTCTCCGACGTGTCTCTTTTTATCTGCCCAGTAAGTTGCTTGAGCATTTCCTGTCCAGATCGTGTTATACCCTGACTCTCTGGTATCGTGTAGAATCTCACATAACCTTCGTTCATCATTACTTCCTTCTAAAAACCAAAGTAATTCAGACTTACATGCGTTCCACGCAAGTTTCTTTGTCGTTACTGCCGGAAATCCTTTTGACAAGTCAAAGCGAAGTTGGCGCCCGAAAACACTGATCGTGCCTACACCAGTGCGGTCATTTCGTAATTCACCATTATCTAAAATGTCCTGTAATAGGTTTAAGTATTCTTTCATTTACGCTTCCAAATTTGATACTCATGGTCAGGAAATACATCGCTGTCTAATATATAATAATGATCTGTTAAGTATAACAAATCAATGAATTTATCACAATCGTATTGGGCAAAGGTCTTAGACAAATAAACTTCGGTTACGTAATCCCAACATGCATTTACAAGCTGAGCACCTCCGATGAGCCATGCGTCATCAAATGATGACATGTTTTTTATTAGGGCAGCGTATGTAATGCATTCCGATTTTTCAGGCATGGTAAACGTTTGACTTGAAACTACTATATTGTGCCTATTGTACAACGGTTTTATAGGAAGACTATCCCAGGTGTTTCTTCCCATAATTACGGTTTGGTTATCGGTTAAATACTTAAATCTTGGCAAATCGCCCTGAAGTTTAATCCAGGGCAATCTGTTTTTATATCCTATTCCACCGTTGGGGTCCGCTGCAATACTGAGTTTCATAATCCATTCAATAGTTTATCTGTTTCAGGCTGAACAGTTTCTGCTATGCTTTGTATATCTAACATAAACTCAATACTAAGCACATCATCGCCAAGTTCGATAAGTTTTCTGCTTATCACTTCTTCGATTTCCTCAGGAGCAACTCCTTGACCCAATAGCTTAGCAATATTAATTGTCTGTTGCTTTTTACCGCGTAAACGTAATATTAGCTTCTTGACAAACTGTAACGGAAAGGTCTGCTTGTCAACACCTTCAATTAACCGCTCCCATTTTTGAATAAATTCAGGGGACATTTATTTACTAGCCTTTATGCGGTAATGGTGACCTTCTTTGGTCTACCTCGTGTCTTCTTATCTTCGGATGTTTTTACCGAAACCGTAGTTGCTTGTGGCACTACAGTTGGATCTAACGACCGGGCTTCATTGAGTAACCGATCTGCTTCGGTTAGTAGCCCCTTAGCTTCTGCACTCATGCGTTCTGCTTGTTGACGAAGATTGTTAGCTAATACCGAATCACCTAAAGCATCACCGCTTGCTTGAAGCCCCACTGGTGCTGTGGGCTTTGGTTCACTATCGCCGCGCATTCTCTTAGCGACTTGCATTGGGTCTTGCATACCCATCTGCTTGTCCATTTCAGCTAGCTTCTTTACTGCTTGCTCACCTTGCTTCATTTCGTCTAGAATCTTATTAAGCTCATTGAGCTTGATTCTTGTGTTTGGTGCAGGTGTCATAACGATATGTTCAGTCTGAACCTTCTTCAACATACCTTCAGCATGTAACTTCTGTAGAATAAGTTGTCCATCTTTGGTGTAAGACCGGTTAAGTGCGTTAGCTAGGTCTTCACTGCTTTGACCAATATCGCTTTCGATGCATTGAATCATCGGATCGTGAATATTCTGATTGAGTAGTTCCGTATACACTACTAGACACATATGGGGTTCACCGGGCACTTCCCGAAATACAATTGCTACCTTACGGTCTCCGTGCTTCCCTACATGGCGGATAAATGACATTATTAATTCTCCTTTGCTAAAAGTATTTAGTGAGTAGGGTGTGTTGGTATAAAAAAGATAAATAAGTGTGAGTCGCAGTATTACTAGTACCCACTCACTCTAACAGCTTATAAGTAGCAATCAGCATGTGTATTTATTGTGGTACAAACAAGTACCGTAATATCTATGAACATCACTACGGTCCAATTCCTAAGGAAGAGTCGGGTCGGTCATATGAAATACATCATATAGACGGAAATCATTCCAATAATAATCCTGCTAACTTGAAATGTGTATCTATACAAGAACATTACAACATTCATTATTCACAGGGTGATTGGGCAGCTTGTGTAAAAATGTCAAGTAGGATCAACTTACTTCCCGATGAGCTAGTAGCCCTCGCAACAAAAAATGCTAACAAGCTAGTTAAAACGGGCAAGCATCCTTGGGTTGGGCCCAACAAGCACCAAGCGCAACTAAACAGAGACCGCATTCTTAATGGAACACATAATTGGTTGGACAGGGAAGCTGCCAGTAAACGACAATTAAACAGACTTGCTGCCGGGACTCATCATTTTGTTAATGACCCCAAGAAAAAAGAAAAACATCCGCAGTATGACCATACTGTTAGAACTTGGAAAAATCGTATGACCGGGGAGGTAGTATCAATGACGAATTATCAATTAAGGACATGTTATAATCTCAAGTCCGGTGCAATTAGTCGTATTGTAAATAACAAAGGACTTAACGCTACTGGAGGGTGGGAACTAGTAAGACCTAGCCCCACTTGAGTTCGTAAAACACTGCTTCTTGTGGATCTTCAAACGATGGACAAAGTGCTATTCTATTCATAATATAGGTCGATGTGTTGGGGTAATGTGTAGAAAATCTGCCTTGAAGGCTTTCCAAAATCCACATGCGCGACTCGATAGTAAAAGGAGTGCTTGATCTTATAAAATGTTCAGGGGTATGACTTAATTCTCGGTCCATGAACCACTGATTTATGTTAATGTCGTCAATTGTTTTCACGGTTTTCTGCCTTAACAAGTGCGTATAACATTTCCAGCTTTTCAAGTTGGTCGTTTAGTGCAACGTTGTTTTCTGCTAGCCTTACTATGTCATACATGATATCGCAACGTTTTTTACGCGCTCTATAATCGGATTCTGCTGTCCTAATTCAGATTTTAAATCTTGTACTAGAATGCGATCAGACGACCCACGCTTTCTGGCGTAGATCGTCTTTCCGCTATCTGGGGATTCATAGATTACTTCCCCGATGCTTAGTATGCCCTTGAAGTTAGGACTTGCGATGGTCATCATAAATGGCCCATTGACCGAAGGGCGGGTGAGGATCGGGGTCACCGTGAATGATCCAAGTCGTATCACAGTAATTTTGATCGCCCCAGCTGCCGCAAGGATACCCGTCCGTGAAGACGATCAGACGAGCCGGAACTCGTCCTGCTTCCTTAAGGTCATCGAATACGCAGTCAAAGTCAGTGCCACCGCCACCGAACAGTTGATACTCCTCAATGTTTTCCATGTTTTCAGAAGAAAATTCTTGAGTGTTATAGACCTTAGTGTCGAATGTCGAGACCCGAAGGCTGTAGCCATCGAACGCATCCATCATGCCGGCAACTTCCGAAAGAAACTGCATACCTTGCTTCTGCGAGATAGAACCTGACATGTCGATATAAATGTCAACGTCAATTTCTTCGCCAGGATTCATGCCGGGCATGACAGCGTCCATGTGCCAGCTGCGACGAGAAGGACGCATCCAAGTATAATCAGACTTGATAGCAGAGGTCAGATTAGTTTGGATCAATTCGCGCCAGGGCATGATCGGGCTAGTCAGTTGCTTGATCATGCGTTCAACGCCCTTCGGAACAGTGCCAGCCTCAGCCGTAGAAGCAGCGTTGATTACCGCTTGACGGACCTCTTGACGAATGCGGTCCTTTTCTTCCTGAGAAAGCTTGGGGCGGCCCTTGCCAGGTTTGTCGCCGCCTGCGCGGCCGTCGCCGTCGTCGTCACCGTCAACGTGATCGTCCAACATCTTGTCGAGGAGATCCTCAATATTGATGTACTTGACATTCTTCATGAGGTCATCGTAGATGGCTTCTGCGGCCCAGTTTTCGTACTTAGACTCATACAAGCAAGGCACAGTAGTAATAAATTCGCCCACGCGGTGACGCTTCAAGTCTGCGTTGACTGCATAGTCATCAGCGATGTTCCAGATTTCCGGATCACGATTGTCACGACGACCCATGTGATCGTAGACCACGTGCAGAACTTCGTGACCAACGAGGAATTCAACTTCCTTCGTCTTGAGCATCATGATGAAGCGAGAGTTATAGTAAAATCTCAGACCGTCGGTCGCAGCAGTCGGACACCATTCGTCCGCATTAGTAAGAGCAAGACGAGTAGCAAGGTTGCCGAAAAACGCATGACGCAGAAGGAGACCGATGCGTGCCGTAACAAGACGTTCGCGGGCTTGAGCATCAATCTTAGGATCCATAGGACCGATAAGATTTTCGTACTTCTTGCTGCGAGTACGCTTGCTCTTTTTAGTAGGGGTAATTACGGCGCTCATGAATGTGTCCTTTGATTAAGTTATAAGACAATATAACAGAATGCGGCATGATATGCAATAGATAATAGAAAAAAGGGGAGGGACTGTCTCTAATCCCTCCCCAGGAGCCGCTGACTTAGTTGCCAGCTTCTACAATGTACTTGCCGTACTTCTTGTAGAATTCATCAAAGTTACGCAGTTGCGAGGGCTCAAGCGGCAGCTTGTAAGTCTTGAGGGCGATCTTAGCGCCCATGACCACCAGTTCCGTCTCGAAATTATTCATGATGTATTCGATGAAGTTGCTGCCCATTTCATGGAACTTCTTGTTGTCCACACGCTTGTTTTCGAGAGCGTCCTTCAGTTCATAGCACATGGAGATCGTCAACGAGTACATAGCCGAGATTTCCTTGACCTTAAGATCCTTGACCCTACCTTCAAGAATGTCAGCCGGGTCAGGCATCTGACCAGCAACTCGACGGTGAGCCATGAACTTCGTTGCGAGACCATCACCGATCGCGCCGGCAACGAGATTGAACAGAGTATCGTTATCCACGTTTTGTTCGTCAACGAGCAGATCGCTCACGAAAGTCCAAGAACGAGGAGTAGCGAAGGCTCGACTGGAGCTCTTAGCGTCGAAGTCATACCCGTCTTGCTTAGAGAAAGACAGATAGCCGACAACGTCCTTGTGAATGTTCTTGTTGACCGCCCAAATCTGCCAAGAAGCGAAATCATACTTCATTTCGAGGTGAACGAAGCGATTAGCAAGGGGCATGGGCATACGATACGTGACACCCTTGTCACTGTCACGGTTGCCAGCAGCAACGATGACGACGTTATCGGGGAGGACGTACTTACCGACTCGACGGTTCAGAACCAGCTGATAGCCAGCAGCTTGCACCGAAGGGGGAGCAGAGTTCATTTCATCGAGGAACAGAACGACGATCGGATATTGATCGGCGACTTCTTGACTGGGCAGATCGACGGGCTCAGCCCAATCCATCTTGCCGATGTACTTATTGTAGAAGGGAATACCGCGAATGTCAGTAGGTTCCATCTGCGCCATACGCAGATCAAACATGATACCACCGAGTTCGTCAGTGATTTCCTGAACGACTTCCGACTTGCCGATGCCCGGAGGACCCCAGAGGAAGACAGGACGCTTTGCCTTGAAAGCAGTGAGGATGGCCTTTCGGGCCTGAGTAGAAGTAATCGTGTGAGTGTCAATATCACGAGACATGTTTATATAGCTCCTTAAGTTTGTTAAAAAACGAGATTGAGATTTGTTTCCTGTTGGTCAATCTATGATTAAAAATAACGCAGCTAGAAAGCTAAGTCAACCGCTTTTTTGTTTCTGAATGTTTCAAGCCATCAACTGCGCAATGAGTAGCAATTGAGCTAAGTAGGACATGGCAGTTTGGATCTCCGCCTTCTTCTTATTACGTGCGATAGTCCAACGAGAGCGGGGGCCGGTTCTCCTTGCATACACCTCAAGTTTGCTTAGTTCTGAAATCAGACCATACAGATTAATATGTAACCTGTGCAAGTCGGAATTATAAGGAAGTCGGTTGAGTTGTTTAGTTAGATCGACTAGGACAGTCTGCGCTTCGATGGAGTCTAGAAATGTAATCATGTCCGCACATTAATAAGCATTTGGGTAAATGTCAACCCCAGCCCAAACTCGCATTGTTTTTTTGTGCGAATTGAATAATCTGAATGAGTCTGTCCACGTACTTATTAATCTGATCTTGACTGAGGCCATAGTCGTGCATCGTTGGGCCGCGACCTATATGTGTGATTCCATGGTCATCTGTCCATTGATGTGTCGGGCCACGTTCTTGTTTAGGCTCTCTGGTGTACTGCTGAGCACCTTTGTTTTTAAGCAGTATCAATCGACGCATTATGTTAGATAAGTCTTTATTATGAATGACACCTGAATAATCCGGATCCAAACCTAACATTTCTTGAATAATTTTACCATTGGCGTTACTGACCGAAAGCTCCGGCGCATCTGAAAAAGTTTCCTCTTCGTACCCTTTGCCGCCGCAGAATACGCAAGGAAATTCGCCGTTTGAATATGTTCCCTTGCCTGTACCTTTGCAGTCAGGACATTCGTGTTTCTCTTTGCGTTCCCAATCAGAACCAGTCCAATACGTTTCGCCGGCATGTTCCCCTTTAGTAAAAGATTTTTCTACTACAGGATTAAACGTCATTCCTTCGTTCAGTACATCTTTGATTTTCATGTTAAATCTTTCCGTTAGGATTGGCTTGTGGAGGTATACCTGCCCGTGATGTTAGCCATCCGAATGCCTTAGCATTTTTCTTTATTGCGTTCGGTTTCACGTCTACCGTAAGCGCGGTTTTAAAACGAGGATCGTTCTTTTGGGAATTGCTTGGAATGTACCCTGAGGCTTCGGTTAGCGCTTGATAGAAAGTAGACGCAGGCTTGTTCCAGTTTGTTTCACTACGAATTACTCGCTGTACGCTCGGATCAAACGGATCAGCATCAGTAAACCATCCCGGGTTGTCATCACCGTACTGGTCTTTGGCGATATCTAACAGCGTGTTAGGTGTCACGACCCCTGTGCCATCATAATATTTGCCGTTATATTCAACTACAACATGATACAAGTCAGCTTCGTTGGCTACAATATCAGAAGGGGTTCCTAAATTATTAGCATCATTAAACAGCAAACCCAGCGTGACCGGGATTCCATCCTCTTTCAATTTTTTTGCTAAAGCCAACGAGAACATTCCACAGTTTCCACCGTATAATGCATCTTCGCCCATTCTTTCTCTTGCTTTATCGACAAGAGATAATACAGGATCATTCTTTTGGGCACTGTTTGGAATGTATCCTGAGTCTTTGTTTACGTTACCTGATTGTTGTTTTTTTTTGGTCAATCTGAATCCCACAGAATTACCGTATGTAGGATCTCTATACGAATATGGTCCACCAACTTCATATGGAAACTCTTTTGACAGACGTTTTGCCATACTAGTGTACAGCTTAACCTTTGTGGGTTCGTCTGCATAACATCCAAATGAGATTGAAGACGGTGAATTTTCTTTTATGTATGAACGAAGAATTGTAGCGATAGTAGACATTACCTTAATAGAGTCGCCGGTTTTAGTGATGCGAAATCTATCATCATTGCTAGACTGTCCCGCAGCATGAAATCGCAAACTAACTCCACCGTACATAACTTTAAGTTCAACTATATATTTTATATTATTTGCTGCTGTAAATTGGTACTCTAGCATGTGAGGTCCGCTAGAAGTTAGAGTATACGGATAAGGAGCATCTGCTAGTTCAGTTAAAGTCTGTTCCTCCAAAGAAGCCTTAGCTAACTTGTCATAATACTTCGGATCCTCGCTGATATGATCCAATGCAATCTCTCGCGCAATGTCTTTATGACTAGTATGTTCTAGTTCGACCTTTATACCTTTGTCCAGTTGCTTTGCTATGGACATTCGGTCTACACCGTGTTTTCTAGCCAGTTCATCTACGGTGAGGGTTGGTTTATCTAGTAGCTGGTCATCTTCTTCGATGCTTAGCTTTTTACTGTGTAGAGAATCACGCACTGCATATAGGTCATCGATTCCGCCTTGCGCACGAATTGCTTTATATGCAAGATTTTCTGGACTAAATTCGCCACCTGTGTCAAGACCTGCCTGGCGATATCTCTTAATTAGCTTAATAGCTTTGTTGACACGATCTTCATCTTTAGTCTTTACTGCTAGACTGATTAGGTCGGTTAATTGATCGTACTTTGCTTTGGTAGCATTTTGATCTAGATTGGCTGTTTTTCTTTTAGGAATCTTGATCCACTTGTCATGAAGCAGGCTGTATTCACCTAATGATACGACCGGCTCTGCGGCATTCTGCGCATATAGTTCGACTGGAATGCCATGCACTGTGATATCGTGCGAATCGTTATATAGAGTTTTCTTTGCTCTGAACAATTCCTGATAGACTTCATCGTCGTGTAGCTTGCTCATATTCACAACAACGTGAAGGTCTAAGTCAGAATGAGGAGTATATGAGAAAGCTGCGTTAGATCCAGATATAGTTACGTCAACCACATCAAGATCACCTACGCCCAATTGGCTCACAAAATCTTTTGCTATGACTAATAATTGGTCTCTGACCAATGGATCAAGCTGGTCATTCTTCCAAAGCTTTGGGTTTAGTTTGGTGTGGAATTTGACCGCATCTGATAATTTAAAAGAATGAAGTTCGTTGATGTCCATACTGTATTTAGTAATGAACATCAACTAACTTCACTTATATAAAGAATTAACGACTGCCGATTGGTTGTCCATTAACCGCAACAGATACGAGCGAGCCACCGTTCGTGCCATCCTTAAGAGGATGTACAACTACGACAGCCTTATCGCCGGACTTCAATGAAGTGCGCTTCCAACCGGAACGTGATAGACCATTTGGGCTACCGCCTTCGATTGACCATTCAACTGGCTTACCAGAGGAATCAGTCACAATTAGTTGAATCCAAGAATGCGGATTAGTCCATTGAAATTCTTTTACTGTTCCTTCCAATGTCACCGACTTTTGGTTGTCGAACATTGCGAACGAGTGGTGTGCGGATGCAGGTGCAGCCAAACTTAGTGCTACCAATGCAGCGATTGCAATAATTGACTTGTTTTTCATGATTTGTTCTCCTAACATGTCAAAATTATTTATGACCTATAGGACGATATATCATATTTAAAGGTTTTATAGGTGCTAGTTGATTCTGTTTCGAGGCTCAACTAGCAAAGCCCAAAAGACTTATGCGGCTAACGCAAGGCCTTCATATGCATCATTTTCGTTTGCATTTAGTAATTTGAACTGATTGACGGTCGTTTCTTACCGTGTTCTCCACTTTCCTACTAGCCGTGAATCGATACTATACGCCCCCATAAGAAAACACACGATGCTCTCCCCGTCTTCTCGGCAGCTACCCCGATATCCCGCTTCACAGAGCCAGCGTCCTGTTATCGTGTGTTTACTGGTGGAGGCGAGGGGAATCGCACCCCTGTCTTCCCCGGTTTTAAGTCCGTATCAACGAACAAATACTATTTAATCATATATGACATTGCATGTCAACCGTATTTTTGCACGAAGCGTGATTTTAACCATTCCCACTCGTAGCTCAATCGCAGTGCATCAAAATCGCCATCAACTTCATCGTAATAGGCTTCTGCGTCTTTTGCACCCTTGATGCTATATTCTGCAAAATCACCTTCAGCTTTAGTAAGCCAAGCTTCTAATCGCTCTCGGGCAATGTCGGTATCTTCGGCCTTCAATTTGACCACTTCACGGAATGCGGTACGCCAAGTAGAGAACGGATCAGTGTTATAGTTTGCAGTACCGGACATGAGTGGAACAACTTCGTGCAGGTCATCCAACGTAAAGTCTAGTCCATAACCGTCATTCTCTAGCACTAATTGCTTATTATACGCGATCATCGCTTGGTGACCGTAGATCAATCCATTGACCGGATTCTTCGCATGAAAGATATAATGCTTAGGTGCTTGCATTCGATCTGGTTGCCATGACCAATCAAAATTAGAATTGATGTGTAACTTAGCGAATACCGTAAATAACCATGGTGTCTCGCTGGCTTCGGCAGCAGCATGATATGCAGCAACTCGACCATTAACTCCATCCACTCTGACTACCCTATTTGGTATGTTTTTAGTAATTTGAAGTAGATGCTCCCAGTTTTTTTCGGCCCCGGCTTCACCGTTACTGAGATACACTATGTCCATCGGTTTAGATTTGGTTAGTTTTTTTGCTCGCTTTATATACGGGTAATCATACAGTTCACTTTTGACATAGTTTTTAGCCTCGCGAGGAATCGTAACTCTAGTTGCACCTGTACTAGAAATAATGATTGCTTTCTGTTCGGGTGACCAAAGACACATAGGTTCGGGATCAATTTCAGGATCCATATCCCAGTTTTCTTCAGTTACTAGAGTTACATAAGGAAAATCCCATTCATAATTTCTAGCATAATCCATATGTGTTTCATTTGGAAAATATGCACCTTCGATAGTTGTGGGTGTCATCAATCTTGAGACAACTTGATGTTGATTATAATTAATCTTTTCATAGTCTTCTAGACGATGCATATCTGCTATCAATTTGCGCAGCTTGTTGACGTTTACTAGAAACGTGTCTCCTAATTTTTGATTACCGCTCGGGAAGACGTGGAGTTGTTCTTTGGTGTACGGATCGCAGATATAGCTAAAATCAAATCTGCTATAATCACACACGCTACTACAAATCCATACATAATGTTCACGATTGACATCTAATTTACTGAGTACCTCCTTGAATGTTTTTAGATAATTGGTATCATATTTCACAGCAATGATGTTTCTTTCGCTCAGATTTTTACTGAGTAGATCATCTTTTACTGTATCAACACCGTTACCATGGTCGATGATTACTATAGCATAAAGACAATCAACTGCCTTAGCAGGTGATCGTTTTACAAAATTTATATTAGGCAAATGCTCAATGACTTTTATATATTTGGTATCATCAGCAAATGTATTTTTGTTAACCATAAAGGTTGTTCCCCAGTGTGACCACTGAGTTCCAAACACATGAACTAAGTTCATCTGCCATGGGCTAGGATAGAAATCAAACTCAAATGACGAATAGTCTAATTCACTATTGAGAATCCAACATAGATTGGTAGTTGATTTAGTCACACAACGATTGATCGTGTCAACCCAGCTGTTCAGATATCTAGTTTTAGTTACGTTGCCCATACGCTCAGATAATTGCTGAAAGCGTTCTTGTGCCTGAGGATTTCCTTTATCGACAAAGAAAATATCGATCTTGGTTCGTACATCTAGTACCTTATCCTCAATGTAGTTAATGTCCCGATAACCACGTGCCCACATCTTACCATTAACAAAGTAAGTCTGGGAGTTTATATTGTCTTTCGTACCAAATGCATTTATGTGATATACGTTCTTACTGTCAGGGACCCATTTAAAGTCAAACCCAGAATAATCAATTTCAGGATTCAATGCCCAAAAGATTTCATTAGTGTGGTCGTTGATTAAATCTTCCAATGTAGTAGTGATGTAGTACTTCGAAAACTCTAGGTCTTCTAGTATGACCTCCTTGCGTTCTAGATGTACTATGGTTCCGTCATTATAGGGAGTGACGTATCTGGGTCCGTCGTTTTCATCGAGCAGAGTACCGAATTGATATATGTATGGAGGAGACGTAGGATCTGGGTGCCAAGAAAAGTCAAACCTAGATTTATCCAGGGCCGGATCTATAATCCAAAAATCATTGATTTCATTCTTGCGTTGAATTGGGGGAACATCGGTTCGATAGATAGTATAATCACCGGCTACCTTAGGACACAGCCATGTACCACTATCTTTTTGATGTTGGCTAGGCCATACATTGTCGTGTGCCTCTGCCCAAATATCTTCGTCAGGTAATAGCTCGAAATCAAAGTCCCAATCAAATTTACGGTAGTCACAAAACTCGTTGATAATCCAAAAATGCTCAGTCGTACACTGATTCCTAGCATCTTCTAGTGATTCAGCAAATTTTTCTCTTGGATGGACATTGGGTTTGGAACCGGAGTAGAATACTTCTCTAATTGCCATAACAATATTTACACTAATTACAGTATGTCATATTATTTTAAGACCCTACACTTATCGAAATGGTATCGATGCATGTTAGTTTTTCCGCCAGTTTTGTTGCAATGCGGACAAGTTACCTGAATTTTATTTGGATGATTCGTAAGAAAGTGGTGAGTTCCATTCTCTAACAATGTTTTCTGAACATTTCGTTGAAATTCTCCGTTCCCCATTAAATGATGAGTCCCGTTCTCCACCAACCTTTGTTGAGTTCTTCTTTGTATATCACCACTAAGAAAATGGTGAGTTCCTTCCCTCACTCGCTTAGCGTTAGATTTTCTTTGAACTTCTCCTCCAGAGAAAGCATTCGTCCCGTTTTCAGTTTGTCTGAGTACACTGTCTTTTCCTAACGATGACCCATCTGGCCTTTTTAAAAAGTGATGTGTGCCGTTTGCGATGCGGTTGGCGCCGGTTAATTTGGCGAGGTCTGATAGTTCCTCTGGCGTCAACCGTAGCTTTCTTGAAATGAGCCAACATGCACCATAATCTCCTTGCTGATAATGAATATCGTAATGATCTTGTATAGACAATGCGATTAAATTTTCCGGTACATTATTATTGCGGTTACCATCTATATGATGAACATCGCAACTTCTTCCGTCACCGTCTTTGGGTATGGGACCAAAATTCTGTTCGTAAATTTTACGATAAATAGACATGCTGATAGCTCCTTCTAGCATTAGAGTGAGTGGGGATTGCAGTCCCGCGACTCACATCTATTTATGCTTTAAGAGCAGACTTTTACCCCATATAGTAGCTGGAACCGATCAGCATCTGCCCGGTCATTTACCATAGGCTCACCTCTAATATTTAGGGATGTATTAAGTAGCATTGGACAGCGTGTCTCATTATACCAACGTTCTAAGAGTCTTCTGATTCCCGAACCGTCTTTCGGTACTGTCTGTACACGAGAAGTCCCGTCAGCGTGAACGATAGCAGGAAATAAGTCAGGAGCCCTACAAGGAGCGATGACTTGCATATACCTACTGTTGTTCCAACCGCAAGGCATATTAAAATAATCGCCACATAGTTCCTCCAGAATGACCGGCGCAAAGGGTCTGAACTGCTGTCTTCGCTTGATG